AAAACTCGCGGCCACCAGACTTTTGCGAAGTCAACAGCAGTGGCAAGCGCTGCTCATAGCCAGCACTGTAATCGTCCAGCGCCATCTTCATGGTTTCATATTCTCTGCTGACCTTTGGCACCGCTCCAAGAACCAAAGCCTCAATGTCCTTAAAGCCAGCGTTACCGCGATCGAGCTTGAGCTGTGCATCCGCGACCCGCGTTCCGCGGCCCGACATTAGTGAAGCATTGAACGAGTTAACCCCATCGTGGCGCGCGCGCTGCCCGGCGGCCAGCAAGTCCAGCGCCTCGGGGATGTTGATGTCGATGTTGGTGCCTTCACGGGCAATCAATTCCGCATCCGTTTTGATCTGCTCAGGATTGATGTAGATTGGGCGGCCAGGAATGCCAGTAGACACGGCCACTTCATTTCTTGTACCGCCTTTGCCGGTCATGCCTGCGGCCTTTTGAATCGTCATTTGACGCGCCAGCTCATCAGCGGCCTTCTTACCTTTGGTACCAGACGGGGTAATCAAGGCGCGGACGTTGGCCACAACCTGCTCACGCAGCGCCTCATCCAGGGGGTAGCCAGCCAACTGCTCATTCACACGCTGGTTGATGAGCGATTCGGTGGCCTGCTTCAGGGCCTCTTGGCGCGCCCTGTCCGTGTTCTGGACCATGCCTTGCAGTATCTTGATGGGCTCAGGCATGGGGCCACCCTTGGCTCCCGTTGCACGTGCGGGGGTGTACTTGGCCACCAGGGCACGGGCAGCTTCCTCAATGTCGTAGGCAGGGTACTGAGGTAGGGTTTTCCCTGCATCGGGGCCTTCGCGAAAGCGGGTGTCGCCCAGAGTGCCGTCAGGGTTGACAGCGCGTTTCATGCCCAGGCGGGACAGGATCTTCTGACGCATGCCAAAGTCGGCTTCCATGTCGGCCATGATCACGCCGCGCAGTTCGTTATTGAGCTGATTAAGGTCCTGTGGGCCGAGGCGCTCGGACAGCGCAGCAATTTCCGTATCCGTTATGTCCTTTTTCTGGCGCAATAGACCCTCGAAGAAGTCCTGGCGCTCTTGTTGAGCAGCCATGAAAGCGTCTTCAATTGGCTTGCGAGATTCTGGAGAGAATGAATCAAACAGGCTGGCCAGCTTCTGCTGGTTTTGGTTAATGCGCGCCTTGACAGATTCCAGTTCCTTGGGGCCCAGTTGCTCCAACAGCTCTGCCTTGCGGCTGAGCAGGGGGCTGTACATGGTGCGCTCGGACACGTCAAACAGGAATCCGGCTTCCGCGATGCGCGGATCGGCCAGGGCGTCCTCCAATTGCTTGAGCGCCTGCTGAGCTTCAGGGCTCTCGTTGATTGGGCCAAACACCTGTGCCAGCTTGCCTTCGGCGCGCTTGACCAAGACGTTGGGAATAATATTAATTATGGGTAAACGGTAACCCCGGGGCAGGCTTGCAATGGCTTCTTTTTCTACTTGGCCAAGGCCGCCTTGTGCGCCCTTAATTTTGTCCATGGTCCAGCCCGCAGCTTTGACGCTCGGCAAACTGGCAGCAGCCAGTGGCAGGCCCATGAAAGCTGCGGCAGGCAGGAGCTCTTTATACAAGTTCTTGTATGGGTTGGACTCGTCCATGTTCTCTTCGACAGCTTGGCGCAGGCCCTCGTAGCCTGCTCCGAAAGCAATGTCTGTGGCAGCAGCGGCCAGTGGGTTTTTCTGCGCATACTGGATGGCGCTGTTGGCAATGGATTTCAACACTCCTGCGCCGGGCTCCGCAACCTTGACCATGGGCGAAGCCTTTGCCGCGTAAGCCAGAACCCCTGTAAAGGGAAGTCCGCCACCAACGCCCTCACCAAATGCACGGCTGTAGCGCTCCGCGGCATTGACCGGGGTCTGCGCGCCTTTGTTGAAGAACTTGCCCAGCGTAAAAACCTGGTCTTCTTGCATGCCCAAGCCCTGGCCAATCTTCTTGGTGACAAAGTCCGGCAGTGCAAACAGGGCGCTGTTAAATCCCCAGGAGAAATTATTGATCAGCCCCTGCGCTGTCTTGCCTTCAGGAACAACTCCTTCGGGGCCCGTGGCGCGCGGATCCGTAGCACGTGCGTTGGCTTGCGCGGGAGCGGGCGAACCTTCCCTGCGCTCGACCACCTCCCCCGTCAGCATGTCAATAAGCTCTCCCTGAGCATTGGTCAGCATTGGCATTATTGGTTCAAAGCTCGCAGTTGAGTTGGATTGAATTGTTGAACTGTACCATTGGGCATGCGCAAATGGACCACGGCCCGCGGGTCTTGGAGCCTACCAATTGTGCTGCCCAAGAACGTGAACATTGGTTTTTGTTGTGCCGGGTCGCTCGGAATTACAAACGGATCGTTTTTCGTCCCGGTATTGGGCGTACGCATGACGTAGTCGTTGCCCTCGTAGCCCAACTGCGTGAGCGCCTGCTGACGCGCATTGCGGAGCATGGCCTCTGTGCTGCCAAACTGTTGAGCCGCCAATTCCTTATCTGCAAAGAATGCGGTTGGATTAGAGATGCCCTTGGCGGTCTCACGAACCCACTCCTGTTCCTGCACCGCCACGCGGCCACCGTCGTTTGCAGAAGCAATGTTTTTAAGCAGGCTGTTCATGCCCGTGCTGATTCGGGTAGCGGCGTCTGCCGTATTAAAGTTGGGCTTGACCAAGCCTGTTGGATCAATAGGAACCAGCAGGTTGTTGACCTTGTCCGAGAACCACGCCCCAGGGCCATAAGCACTGGTGTAGACGCCCTTGAGGTTGTCCAATGTTGCCAGGCTGTTGTCCAGCGAACGCAATGTGTTGCCCAGCTTGATACGCTCGGCCTTGTCGGTCTCGATGGTCGTCGGGGCCTGGCCACGGTTCTCGACAAACGGATTGTCGGTGTCGCGCAGCGTAAAGCGGCTCTGTACTGCAGATCTAACTGTTGGGTCGTTAGGGTCAATGCCAGTGCCCACAAACGTGCCCTGCTTGGTCTTGGTAACACGCAGGCCCATGCCACCGTCTTCTGTGATGCCGCCGCCCTGTTTAGCTTGCTCCTTGAGCAGGTCGTAGTCGCCCTTGAGCACTTGCAGTTTGAGCGCTTGAGCGTACTTGTCTTGAGCATCCACGTCGGAGATAGCTTGCTGCAAGGCAGCAGTCTTGACCTTCATGCCCAGCTCGCGCTCTTGTGCAGCAATCGCAGCAAAGCCGCGCGGCAAGCCAGACGCAGCATCAGCCAAAGCCATGGCGAAAGTAGGCTTGCGGGTACTGGCCAGCTTCAAACCGGCTTCGGACAACAGCAAGAGTGCGTTGATCTTGGCCGACTCTTTGTCACCACCCAAGAGCTCTTCGTACAAAGGTGCGTACTCAGCCTGGGACTCGCGGATGCGATCTATTTTGCTCTTTTCCTTGACGGCTGTTTTTAGGTCCTGAGCCAGAGTTTTGCCCTTGCCTTCTTGGCGCTTGTCAAATGCAGCGAGCTTCTCGGTGATAAACGCGCCCAAAGGATCGTCGGAAGGAGGAGCCTCCGTAACTGCCGCGTCAGCAGCCATGGGGGCAGCGACAGCCTGCGGCGGCGCGGGCCGCGGTGGCTCACCCGGGCGCATTGGGGCAGGAGGATACCCTGTTGTAGGAATCTGAGAGATAAGCGCTTGCCTACGGATCTCCTCTGCCGCGGCAGAAGGGTAACCATCTGTAGGAATCTGAGAGATAAGTGCTTGCCTGCGCATCTCCTCTGCCGCGTCAGCCGGAGACACCTGTTCGCGGCCACCAATAGATTGGATAGCACCCGCTGCAAGAGCCGCCCCAGGAAACACGTTCTTCAGGGCCTGTGCTGCTCTTGGAAAGCGCTCCGCGCCCTGAGCAATGGCCGTACCGATGCCTTGGGTAAAGGTAGGCGCGGTCAACGGGCCCATACTAAAATAAGGAGCGGCGCGAGTACCTACGCCCTGCGTAATTGTTCCGGCAGGAGATTGCAGCAGGGTTTCACGACCCTGCACGGCCAAATTCATAGGCGGTGTTCCGCCCGTCATACGCTGAAGCGTAGGCTGCGGAGACATCAGCAGGTTTCCCAGATACTGATTGGCGGCCTGTGCACCGCGGCTCACGGCCTCGGCACCTCGATTACCGTACTGCGCCAGACGCTGAGCAGCACTCATTATTCCACCAACCGCTGCCATTTGCGGCGGCATGCCGTCTGGGGTAGGCGGAGCCTGTTCAGCTCCGCCCTGCGGAAAAGGGGGCATGCCCTCCATGGCAGGAGGCGACATCTGCGAAGCACCCATTGGAGGGGCACCACCGGGAGCAGCACCCATTGGAGCTTCGCCCGGCATTGGGGGAGGCTGCATTTCTTGACCCTGGGGCAACGCGCCAATGCCTTGTTGCTGGGCACCCATCTGGCCCATCAACATGGCCAGCACCTCTGGTGGCGTCTCCATAGCGGCTTCTTCGCCAACCATCTGAGCCAGTTCCATGTAGCGAGCGTCGACCGAGCGCATATCACCGCGCAGGGTGTTCATTAGGATCTCAGGATTCTGCGGCGTGCGCGCCATGGGAGGCATGCTCTCCATGTCGGCGTTCTCGTCCACATCATCGTCCATCTCTTCCATGTCAAAGCCCGACATGATGCCGGTGCCGCGAGCCTCCTTGGACAGGGGCATTGCGAACATGGCTCGCTTGAGGATTTCTTCTTTCATCATTCGTCCTTAAATAACGCCTGCTCTTGACCCGGCAGCGGCTGCGCTCAAACCTGCAATACCTAAACCAGCGATCTGTTGGAAAGGGCTGGGAGCCGCTTGTACTTGCTGCATGCTGGACATCGACGACGACGGAGCGCCTTTGTAAATGTCCGACACAAAAGCCGCCTGCTGATAGGGCTGCATATTTTGCTGCAATGTGTTTTGGCGCGAAGCATCGAGCTCGGCTTGTGCTTGTTTTTGCTGGGCAGACCCCAGGTTGTACAAAAAGTTGGTGTCCTGCTGAGCCAAAGATTGCGCGTTTTGAGCAAGAGCTGCGTTCTGCATACCGATGTTGGCCTGCTGCGTGCCCAGCGAACCGAGGCCCGAGGCTATGTCCCGGCCAATACCAAACTGCTGCGTGGCCAAGTTGCCGATGCCTTGGCCAAGAGACTGACCAAGCTGGGATTGCTGCCCGTAGATGTTGGCTTGCTGGCTGCCCAGGTTGCCGTACAGGCCGGATAAGCCTGCCAGCGAAGAACCTAGCTGGCCTTGGGTAGATGCCGCCTGGCCCAATGCCTGGCCCTGAGCCAACTGGCGACCCTGCTGCTGCTCAAACGCCTGCTGCGCTTGCTGCGCGGCACTTTGATAGCCCTGCGACAAGCCGCCAACAATGGCTGCATTCTTTTGCTCAGACAGCGCGCGCTCCAACTCGGCACGTTGCACGCCTTCGCGACTGCCACCAAAAGCCCCGGCGCGCGTGGCTTGAGCCTGCAGGTTCTGACGAGAGATGTCCCCTTGGCGGTTGATCTGACGGATAGACTCGTCGATTACCTGCTGCTGATAGGGGTTCATGAACTGTTGAACGCGGCTCGGGTCGTACGCTTGCGCTGCACCGCCCAGTGCTCCAATCCCTTGCTGCAATGCTTGTTGTGCCCCGCCAAACTGCTGGGCCCCTTGGCCAATCAACGGAACACCCTGCGTTGTCAATTGAGCGCTCTGGCCCATTTGGCCAATTGGAACAGCCGCCTGGTTCAACGCCGCCTGCGCCCCGCCAAACTGGCCACGGGTATCGGCCCCGCGCAAAACTCCGGCTGCTTCGCCCAAAGTATTTGAACCAGTGGTGACACCCTGAGTCGCCGCAGTCATGAACGGTTGGTACGCCCCAATACCTTGGCGACCCAGTTGCAGGGCGGCCAGTTGGTCGGGGCTCATGCCTGCTACTTCGTAGTCAGGCGTCAGGTATTCCCCGTAAAGCGCGCGCTGGTTGGTGGCGTCGGCCAAAGCCTTGGCCGAATCCATGAGACCGACTTTGCGGGCTTCAAGGTCCGGGGCTTCCCGGACTATTTGTTCTTGAAATTCAGTAGCCATAGATCAACCCCGTTCTGAGTTCTTTTCGAGCCGATGCATCAGCGCGTACATTTTCTTTGCACCTGCACGTCGGCTGCCTTTGCCCGCGCCGCGGACCGCTTTCGCTGTCATGACAAATTCGCCATCGGAAAGCATTGCAGGGATTGAATCAGACTTCTCGGTCCCCGGGCCGTTGATTTGACCAGTACGTCGAGGATAACCGCCTTGGGCCAAAGCTGCAATACCGCCCATGCCCGTTGGAGTAGGCATAGGAGTAAAACCCACCGGTATACCGGAAGGCTGTCTTGTGGGATAACCAGGGGGTAAATCGCCTGGGAAAGGCTGTTTGCCTTCGTTTGTAAACCGAGGCATGGGAAAGGGTTGTTCGGGAAAAGGCATACCGGAGGTTATCGCACTCGGACCACGAGCCAAGATTGCTGCTTGTTCACTCATGGCATCGCGCTGGCGCTGCAGCATTGGGTTGTATGCCGTCTGAAGCGCCCCCAGCCCAGCCGCACGGTTGCGTGCACCAAAACCGGTGTCGGTGGCGACCATAGGGTTGGTCTCAGGCGCGAGGGCCGCGAGCCCCGCATTGATGTTGTTGTACATCTGACCGCTGCCCTGGGACCGGCGCATGGCTCTTTGCTGAGCAGCCGCGTCCCGAGCAGCTTTTTGCTCCGCTGCCTGTACCCCCTGAGCAGTCTGTATAGCGGCAAGCTCAGGCGCTGCTTCTCTCCTGAACCTAGCTAGCTCCAGCTCGTCGACCTCGGTGCCAAACGCACCTGTCCAAGCCTTAATATCCTCTTCATTCGGATCTCGGTTTAGGACGGATCGATAAAGGTCCGTGATCGGACCTCCCTTGGCATATCCGCTAACGGCATATCCGCCTTCTGCGTATTGACGGGGCACCAAATTGGGGTACATGTCCGAAGTGTTGTACGGCTGGGCCACGCTGCGCGAACCGATGGTGTTGGGCGGTGGGATGTATACGGGAGGCAGGAACATGCGTCCCTGCTCTTGCGGCAGGCCATACCCGCCGCTGTTGTAGTCAGGCACATCATATGTAGGCAGGCGCGTGCTTTGGCCGTACACAGGAGCCCCTTTGTCGTCGTACACGACGCCAGGCAAACCCTGCAGATACATCTGACGCTGCGTGCCCTCTTCCGCAATACGCTGAGTAACCGGCTTCATCAAAGACTTGGTAATAGGTCCACTTTCAGCAGGTTTGCTGTCAAAGCCGCCGAAAGCGGCCAGAGCCCCGAGGCCTGCCACTGCGGCTGGGGCATAAGTGCGGAATATGCCTGGGGCCAATTCGGAGGTAGCCCGCTTAACTGCCGTATCAAACGGGAGCTTGGGGTTCTTGCTCATCATCTCTAAAGCGCGCGCATCAATCTGCTCTGGGGACGGGCCGGTTGGAGAAAACAACTCGCCTGCGCCCTGTTTAAAGGTTTCATAGCTGGCAGGTTTGTCGCCCATACCCAAGCCTTCGCCTATCTTGGAGAAGGACTCACCAATGGTGGTGGGCTTATAGGGGGTGACTCCAGATCCAGGCATACGGGCAGGGGTATTGGCCGCAGCGCGTGCAGCGTCATTTTGTTTAATAAAGTCACCCAATGGGTCACTCCCCGGCAAGTCCGGAGCTGGCGCACCATTAGGTAGGCCCCCTGGATTTACACGGGTGCCGTCTAGGTTTAAGCTCACCTTTTTGGGCGTTACATCAACGGGTGCCTGATTGGCACCAAGTGATGCGGGCGTCCCGCCGTCCACGGGCACGTCTGCCTGTACGGGGGGAGGTGGCTCAGCCAAACTTACACTGGGTGAACTCCCAGGGAGCATCCCTTTAAACTTGTCAAACTGGCCGCCAATGGTGGTAGGGCCTGTGTAGCTACCGGAAGCAAACGCTCCCGAGCCACCCATGATGCCCGCGCCAGCGCCAGCAGTCAGGCCGCCAACAGCGCCTGCCTTGAGTGCATCTCCAATGTTTCCACCGCCCAGCAAGGTAGCGCCTGCCGAACCAACAAAACCGCTGACCGCGGCCACGCCTGCTACTGAGCTGATGTTTAGAAAACTGGCTGCGGCAGGGCCCAAGAAAAAGCCCAGGGCCACGGTCGTCACAATTTTGCCCACGGTGCTGTTGGCGAATTTCTTGACTGCGTTACCTACGCTCTTGAGCGCATTGCCTATTCCCTTAAAGAGGTTCTTTATAAAAAACTCAGGCAACCCCGTGTCAGGGTTGATGGTCCCTGAGCCGCCACGACGGCGCAACATGCGAGCCTCTGCCGGGGTAATGTGGGCCAGCATGGTGTCGCCGTTGCGACCGTAGCTAGCAATGGCTTTGGCAATGGGTTTAAGCTCAGCAATACCGCCTTGGGCAAACGACTGCACGCCCGTAGGCGCGGCAATCATCTGGTCAATGGCCATGTTCAAGGCAGCAAAGAACTGGGGGTCAAACTGCTCAGGCAGGATTTCTTCCGGCAAGCCCTGTTCCATGTACTGCTGGCGCAGCTCAGGATAGCGCTCAGGGCTGGCCAAGATTTCGTCGACCACATCGTTCAGCGCATCGAGGACCTCGGGCGGCATATTCAGACCTTGGAGTTCTTGAAGAAACTCGGCCACGGCCTGGGGGTCTGCCTGAGAAGCTCCCGCCAGCATCTCATCACCAAACTCTTTAGGAGACGTGCTCTGACGCAGTTGGTCATAGACCGCCATCGTATTAGGATCGGCAAAAGGATTTGCGCCTTGCTGCGGCATTTCCATTGCGGCCTGTGGTGCTGTTGCCATAAGAATTCCTTAGATTGATACCTGTATTATGGAGTAACGGTGCCTACTGCGCCACTGCCACTGACACCCGTCAGGCCAAGAGTAATTGTGCCTCCAACAGGCCCAACTGATCCAACTGATCCTGTACCTTGTACACCCGTTAAAAAAACTGGGACTTTAATGCGGAGCATCTGACTCGTTGCTTGAACGCCATCCTGTGTGTCTCGATACACATCCCCAACACGAAGAGCAGGTAGATCGGCATCCGTGGGCAACGTCTCTATATTTAAATTTAATGAAGTCCCACCCATGTCCCCAGGGTTATTAAGCTGGGCAAAAAACAAACGCAAGACGTTATTTAACTGGTCCTGATAGAAACGTTGATATTCCTCAGGAGCCAGTGGAAGATTAGGAGGACGAACATTAAGTTCCGCCATCTAGCGTCTCCCGTCCTTACGGATGTCTAGTCGCGTAGCTCCTAACTGCCAGGTCGTTCCCAACTTAGTGGACTCGCCCCTCAAGATCATCTGTCTTCCGCGCACGCGCGTGTTTATCTGCCCCGTGAACTCTTCCGTAACCACAAACGTCGAGCCCTTGGTCACCGTTCCACTTTTTTGGCCCGTGACCCCAGAGCCAGAATTGCTCAGGCCAAACAAAGTAATCGCGAGCTCAGGAGAAGAGTTTTCAGTAGAACCATCAAACGTCAAGTCGGGCAGCATGCGCCAAACCTCTGCAAAGTTGTGGCCATCCTCAATGTCAAATTCTGACGAAGAAATAAACGCAGTAAGTGCCACAGGCGTTCCCGTCTCATTGTCGTCCACACCCACCTCATGCTGCACAAGCCGCAAGTTGTATGTCGCTGCCACCGGCTGGGCCAAGAGTCCTGCATCGAGCCACGCGGTCCGCGCCAAGGAGCCAAAACACCAAGACTTGTCTTCGTAGTTGTAGATAACATACTTGTCAATTGCAGTGCTTGCCGCAGAGCAGTAAAACCACCAAATCTCGTTAAAACCTTCGTTCGTTCCAGCAAACACTTGCTGGTTCTGCTCTAGATTAATGTCATTGTAGATGTAACGGCGCAGGTCACAGTTGAGTGTCTGCACCCGGCCATCGTAAGCATAAAACTTGTCTACGCCCATCCAATACACCACGCCCGATGCAACAACCGCAGCATTGGGTCCGATGATAGAAATGTTGTCTGCCAAAGGCTGCGCACCAAACACAAACGGGGGCCCGAGATACTGCATTGAATAAACAGCTTGGTCTGTGATCACCACAATTTCCTGCCGAGTCTGCACCGCAGTAACAATCTCAGAACCTAACGACAACCTCAGACTACCTGCTTGGTTCGTGGCCAACGGTTCCCAAACAAAGGGATTTTCTTGATCACTAAACCTAATGAGCATGGGGTCAAGAGTGGTGCTTTGAAACTCGTTTGTTCCAAAAAGGACCACGAACCGCGAGTCGGTCACCAACAAATAGTTGTGAACAATCGGGGCTGTCGGATCTTCAACCCCGTAGATATTTACTCCCCGCTGGGAGATAAACTGCAACCCAGATTGACCTCCACTGGTAGTGAGGGCAGCCCCGCTGATCGTGGCGGCTACACTGAATGTATTGGCTGATGAATCGCGGACAAAGTACGTGGTGCCCACAACCAGTCCCGTGGGCAACGCACCAGTAGACTCAAATTGGATCAGGGTGCCGTTGCCAAGACTAAAGCCTCCAGGCAGCGTAATGACACCGGGAGCACCAATTGAAATTGTGACCTGAACAGGGGAAAGTTCTTTATTGGCATCCCAATAGTAAACACCCTGGCCCCGAGCGCCATAGATTAAATTCTGGCCAAAGTTTCGGTGATTCCACAACTGCAGGGCGTTAGTGCCCGGTTCTCCAATGCCCCAAGTGCCACCGCCCCAAGTGCCTGCGCTCCAGCCGTTGTAAGGAATTTGAAAAGCAGGGCCTGCGTTGATTTGGTATTGAGTGACAACCGTGCCGCCCCCGGGCGAACCAGCCAGGTCAGTGGCATTGCTGACCGCGTCAACCGTGATGGTGTAGTTGTTGTCATCAATAACGGTAAGCTGAAACGAGCCTGTTAATTTGACAGCCGTGATGTTTCCACCGAGAGTTGTGATACCCGCACCGCTGAACGAGACCGTGCTGTTGGTAGTGCAGCCATGGTCTACATCCAGCACGTTGACAACAGATGTTCCGACACCAGCCACGCTGAACGGGTTGGTTAAAACAACGGTGCTGCGAATCGGGGTGATATCAAAAAAGGCCCCGCCCCTGTTGATGTAGTATTTTAAATTTGTGCCAACACCCAAAAGTGTTTGATTGCTCAGCGTAGCCCAACTCCACAACGCCCGGGAAACGCCTTCAAATGTGTTGGATGAAAAGGGTATCCAACCGCCAATCTTTTCTGCGCTTCCCTGGCGAAACCGAACTTTATCGGAGTCGTACCAGCCGCCTTCCGTGGCATAGCGGGTATTTTCCCGATTGACCCCGGTTTTAAACAAAATTTTGGATAACGGCATAATTCATTTTCCCACGTATCAGGCAAAAGGTCGAGTGCCTGCTTTGTCTATGATAAGCGCCTGCCTACGTGGGGCCCCGTCTGGTGTGTTTGTCACGCTGATATGCGTCCAAGAATCGAACTCACGGATAATCTGGTCAAAGGGTAAACCCGCAGCAATCACAGCCTTGACCACAGCATCAGGCGTCATGCCCGGAACACGGAGGTCTGCCGCGCAGCCAATACGGTGCTGGCTCGTGTCTTTGGAACCTACGCTGTCGTTGACCTGCTTTGACCTGAACCCAGAGTTAATCATGATTGGCTTGCCGTCCAGGGCCGTTTTTACCTGCTCCAGGAACTCGGCCAAGCGCAGAAGGTTTGCCAACTCTGAGTCGTTGGGTGTGTTGTCAAACTGGCGGTGGCTGGTAGTAGTCAGTTCTTCCAGCGTAAAGTGTTCTGTGAGGTTCATTTTTTACTCAACAAATCTGTTTTGGCCTGAGAGCCAGCGGATGAGCCAAAATAATATGCAATGATGCCCGTCCAAGCTGTGCCAAGGCTTCCCAACATCATCAAAATAGCGGGGTTGCTACTGTCGACTTTGCCAATAAACATCATCACCATAATGCCAAAAAAGCCCACTGTGACTGTGCCTGCAAGTATTGGCGGCATCAGGCTGCGGGTTTTAGATTGCATGTCCCGCGCAGACTTCCTGTCCTCAACCTCCAGCTTTTCAAAGTTCAGGCCAAGCTCTTGCGCTTGTTTCTGCAACTCAATCTCAGCAACCTTGACTTGAGCAATCTGCTCTGCTGAAAGTTTGTTGCTGGAGATAAGATCGCTAACTTCAGTAGGATTGACTCCAATGGCCTTGGAGATAGCCGACACAGCCATCCCCGCCAGTGGGCCACCCATTGCGGTAGCTATTGTTGGTGCAATTTGTTTAAGCCAGTCCATTACTGTTTACTCCTTGAAAGCATTGTTGCTGCAATTTGAAGCATGGCGCGGGTGCTGTCCATGTCTTCAGGCTGGGTCGCCCATCCAACTGTAATCTGTCCTACAAACCTCCCCGGCTCTGGGGGGACACTGATACGGCAGGTATACGCAACACCTCTGGCAATATACCAAAGCCCCATTTCGCTCTGTGCAGATTTGTATTCTCCGCAAGGAATTTCACTTGCCATCAGCTTGACCACATCCGCGTTGTTGGCTGCGTTCTGCGTAAACAGCCCGACATCCAAGCCATCGTTTGTTTTGTCTCTGCCGTTCTTCCCGTAAGCCCGATGCAAAACCCTTGTGCCAAACATGCTGTTGACTTTGAACACCGCCACCACCAAAGCGCCAGACTGCTTAAACAGGAGCGCCGCCGCGTCCTCAACTCTGTCCTCGGCGATGCTTGGAATCTTCTTTGACTCCTTGTACGCCCCAATCAGCAACTCTTGGTTTGTATATACAAAATACCCTGCAAAGGTCAGGACGGCCATGAGCACCATTGCAAACAGACGAAACGGGCTGCTGACATATGCCAGCACCTTGTCGATAATGCTTAGACGCTCATCGCTCATCTTTGAAAATCACATTTACCGGCGCACTGATCAAGAATCTCAAAGAGAAGATAAGCGACGCCGCCGACCAGGACAAAGAAAACTAGCGCAAGCAACGCAAGCTCAATGAACTCTTCCATTTCTTTTTTCTGTCTCGCAGTGGCTTCTCGTTCGCGCCTGGCATCGTGGGCTGCTTCAACATCCATTGCCTCGGCTCGGACTTTAATCTTGTTCCAGACATCGATTTTGCCTGCTTGCATAAACAACAGTTGCAACTCGTCCTCAAAACGCTTAGCCTGATCGAGCGCCATCTCAATTTGGATGGCAGTCCCCATACTGGACTTTGACTTCTTAGCCTGTACAGCAGCCTTGGTGGCCGTGGACTTGGCATCAAAATACTTGCCTAAAACTGGACCGAGCGACGACACGTCGTCAACAGTCTTGCTGACCTTCTTGATTAGCGCAACCGCCGCCTGTATGCCTGCTAGGGCCGTGAGCGGATCAATCATTTTCTTTCAACCTTTTCCCACTGTAGGCAAACAACTTTGCGGTTATAGACATCCCCGCTCCACGTCCACCGCACACAGCGGTATTCGGTCTTTTTATCTTGGCTGGCTGCTCCCGGTAGAAACACCAAAAAGAGCACTAAAATCCAGCGCATTACACATGGTTAGGCGTTCAGCGCATCCATGCGATTCCATGCCCAGTCTGTTGCAGCCGATGGGTCAAACGGAACAGTAGCTTCTGGATTGCCGGGTTGTGCCGGGTCAGGTATTGTCCAGCCCGCGCCCACCGTTGTCAAATACGCCAACAGGTCAGCTTTAGTTGCAATAGCTTCAGCGTCACCGATGTCATCGGTTTCAGAGATGCCAACCATGACCATATCTCTTGGGCTAGGGGTGCTTGGGTCGCCAACTACAAACACACCACCAACACCTTCAGCGTGTAGACATAGAAAAGAAGGAACAGTGCCTTCTGCGGTCAAACGATACTTCATCATGCGATGTGCCATTTTTATGCTCCTTGGGCGTATTGCCCGCTAAAAAGATATGCGCCAAAATGTCCGAGTTCGCACCAGGGTGCAGCCCAGACGGTTCCACCATGCTCACGGTACATGTGGCAGAAGTTGTAATCCTCAGACAGAAGCTCGTGGTCGTAGTTCTGTACCTTGAAGTAGTCGTACACCTTCTCGCCCTTGGGGATGGTTACACCCCCGTTGTCATACCAACCAACATGAGGCTGTAGTTTCTCAAACACGTCCTTACGGATAAGCATGAAACCTGTTCCGATGTGCTTAACTTGAAACGGCAGGTTTGGGGCCACCATCTCGTAGCCGTCCAGCTTGTTGATGTTGAAGATGCCCGTGAGTCTTGACAGGTCTGGGTGGTTAAGCACAGCGCCTTGGCGCACTTTGTCCCAGTTCACGCCCTTCATAGGTACAGGGCCACCAATAATTCCTTTGTCCGCTTTGATCATCAGGGCAATATCGTTTGCCACAAACTTCTGGTCAGCATCAATAAAGATCAGGTGGGTGGCATCCTGCATCTGCATAAAGTGGTGCGCAATAGTGTTTCTGCCACGCTGCACCAGACTTTCGTTGCCAAGGAATATGCAGGTCAGCTTGATGTTGTTGACCAAACATGCTTCCTTGAGCGCCAGCAGGGACTGGGTGTACTCGGTACACATCATCCCCCCATAACATGGTGTGCCGACGACGAGGTGCATTATTCCTCCGCAGGGGCGTAGCCCAAACGGTTGGTCAAGCTGGACTCATCAAACACAGAGAAGCCACGGCGACCAGCAAAGGTAGCAGGGTCATTGGCCCACTTGTCTGCACAAGCCTCCAGCCAGCGCATGGTCATCTCGTGCGTTGGTGCGGTGCCGTTGGAGATAAGCTGGTTCTCCATGTTCAGGTAGGCAAACACTTCGGCCTGAGCCTGAGCAGCGTTGATACCCAAGTCAAACAGGTAGATCAGGTTGCCCTCGTCAATCATGCCGTTGCGGCTACGGGCGGCGTTCAGCGCCTGCTTCATACAGGTCATGATGTGGTACTTGGACTCTTCCTTCTCGTAGTCCTCTTCGGTGATCTCGTTCTTGCCAGCCTTTTCCAGCAGTTGCTTGTGCTGGTTCACCATGAAGTTCATCTTGCGCAATGCGCCATTGACGTGGTTCTGCGTACCCTCAAGATGGCTGTTTACTTCCAAGATTTCAATCTCAAGCAGTTCACGATCCAGCGGGTCGGTGCAACTTTCCAACTCACGTTCTTTTTTCTTGAGTTCCACCTGCTTCTTACGCAAGCCAATGTAGGCTTCTTGTAAGGCAGACTTAGTTCTGTCAATTTCGGCAAGTGTGTGCTTAATAGAACGGATTGGCGTGATTGCCGTTACGTCCAGCGTTACCGACATGAATTGGCTATGAGACTTGTGGAAGTTGCTGGTGTCGCGTGTGACAGCAGGCATCCGGTCTTGGATGTTTTTCAACATCACGTTGTACTCCGGCTTGCTGATAGCCAGAGTGGTGTTCATGTTACCGAGGATCAGTTCATTGCCCAAAGGGTTCTCCTGTTTGTGGGAAGCACCATCATAAACCACCGTTAGCCGAAGATGCCCCAGCCAATCCACTGCGGGCGTACCTTAGATCGCCAAAGTCAGTTGCATTTCCGATGCTGGCAATCGTCACATAGTCAATAGTATTGAGGTCGCTACCACCCGCAAATACCCCCCTAGTTACCCCTGAAGCGGCAGCAAGATCTGAGCGGGCAGAAGTAAGATCGCCAAAATCTGTAGCATTGCCAGTGGACGCAATTGTTATGTAAGAAATGACGTTAATCGGGCCGCTCCCACCGGCAAATAATCCCGTTGTTGAGGTGGAGCAACTTGCAAGAAAAGTGGTTACTTGTGTTAGGTCTCCAAAGTCTGTAGCATTTCCAGTAGACGCAATTGTTATATAAGAAATGACGTTGCTTGCAGACCCTTCTGGATCACCCCCGCCAAACACCCCCCTCGTTGAAGATGAACATGCGGCAAGCCCACGAGTATTGGCAGTCAAGTCTCCAAAATCTGTAGCGTTTCCGGTAGCCGCAATTGTTATGTAGGCAATAACATTGCTTGCGGAAGTATTGTTTGACCCACCCGCAAAAATGCCTCGGGTAGCAGAATTGCACCCTGACAAAGAGTTAATAGCTTGAGTCAAATCTCCAAAGTCAGAAGTGCCCGCACTTGAAGACCACGTTAAAAATTGGATGGTGTTTGTTCTACCCCCCTCGCTACCCCCGGCAAAGACTCCTCTGGTTGCGGAAGCGCAAGCACTTAAAGATACTTGAGCAGCGAGAAGTTCGCCAAAAGCAGTGGCATTACCTGTGGTGGGAATATTTATTTGGTCTATCCGTATTGCGCCTAAACCGGATGAGGCACCAACAAAAGCGGCTATCTGCAAAACATTCCCAGCGGTGGGCCACAGCCCTTGTTTAATCCAGAATGTTGCTTGGTCAAGCGTCCATACACCGGAAGCCGCTCCGTCTTGATACGGCCCAGCAGGAGCAACGGCTACGGGTCTGATGATCCCTGCGTTCCATGAAGAGATTGCCATTAGAGACCCCCGTGAGCGTTGGAACAGGCGGCAAGATTTTGTCGCGCTACAGTCAAGTCACCAAAATCGGTGGCGTTTCCTGTTGAGGCAATTGTTACAAAATCAATAACGTTTGAAGGAGCTTCACCTCCCCCAAATAACGATCTGGTGCTAGAAGCACACGATGCGGTTCCATATCTGGTAACGGTTAAATCACCGAAATCTGTAGCATTGCCAGTAGATGCAATAGTTATGTATTCAATGGTGTTAACAATTGATCCAGAACCGTTAATTCCCACTGCTAATACTCCCCTTGTGGCGGAAGATGATGCAGAACCCCAACGATAGGTGGTTGTAAGATCACCAAAGTCAGTGGCGTCGCCAGTCGAGGCAATAGTAATATAATCAATTATATTGTAAACCGTTGCGCTAGTAGAACCTTGTCCCCCTGCAAATACGCCACGAGTTGTTGATGAACATCCGGAAATACGCTGCCTTGCTGTTGTTAAATCGCCAAAGTCTGTGGCGTTGCCTGTTGAGGCAATTGTGACGTAATCAATAATGTTAGTGGGGTTAACCGTTCCTTCTCCGCCTGCAAACACACCACGAGTTGCTGATGAGCACCCCGCCAAAGCAAGCCTTGCATCAGTTAAATCACCAAAGTCAGTAGCATTACCCGCATTTACAATTGTTACATATTCAATAACATTTACTTTTGTTCCAGTAGTTCCACCGCCAAATAAACCGCGAGTTGACGAAGAGCATGAGGCTAAACTTTGTGTTGCTGTAGTTAAATCCCCAAAATCTATGGCATTACCAGCGGAAGTAATAGTGACATAATCAATGGTACTTCCTGATGTATTACCACCAGCAAACAGCCCAATGCTCCCTTGAAGGGGAGCGCCCGGCCAATTTCCTGCACCAAGGGCTTGGTACTGAGCAGTGAGTGTCCATACACCTGAATAGCTTGGCATTATTGAACTCCTCCGTTAGATGACGAGCAGGCACCCAAGGAGCCACGAGAGGTTGTCAGATCACCAAAATCTGTAGCGTTACCTGTAGAGGCGATTGTGACGTATGAAATTACGTTAGTAGTTGCCCCTGAAATAGTGCCGCCCCCAAACGTTGCGCGTGTTGCAGAAGAACATGCACCAGCCCTAACGGTTTCTTGGGTTAAATCGCCAAAATCCGTTGCATTCCCAGCGGAAGCAATTGTAATGTACTGAATTACATTAGAGTAAGGCGTAGTTCCCGGCGGCGTTGAATTTCCTGCAAATAAACCTCTGGTACTTGAGGAACATGCAGTTGTGTCCCGTGCAACTGTTATTAAGTCACCAAAGTCACTTGCACTACCTGTAGATGCAATAGTCACGTAGTCAATAATGTTAGTAAAATCGACCGAGCTTTCACCGCCGCCCCACACACCGCGAGTAGGGGAAGAACATGCGGATACGCCATATCGAGCAGTAGTTAAGTCACCAAAACTTGTAGCGTTGCCAGTACTGGCAATTGTTACGTATTCAAGTTGGGCATCATACGTAGTGGTGAAGCCGCCTCCAACAACTCCGCGAGTTGCGCTATTACATCCACCAATACCGTTTTTCATGTCCTTGGTTAGATTGCCAAAGTTTGCTGAATCGCCTGTAGTTGCAAATGTTATGTACTGTATTCGCCTAACACTATCATTCCCTCCGGCAAACACCCCTCTAGTGGTTGACGCAAAAGCCCCATACAGTCGAGTTGACTCCAGCATATCCCCAAAATCTGTTGCATTACCAGTAGAGGCAATGTTTATATAGTCCATTACATTAGAACTTCCACCCCCGTATACACCACGCTGTAAAACCTCTGGAGTCACACTATTACTCGCCGCACTAAACGCGCTAGGCCCATAAGTGTTGATAGCCCACACAGCAAATGTGTAAGGTGTGCCGTTGGTCAAGCCCGTGACGCTGATTGGAGAAGAAGCCGCCGTTGCAGTGACGCTATCAGGAGTTGAACGAACACCGTACAAAGAAATAGCAGACCCGCCCACGTTAGATGGCGGGGTAAACGCAACAGACGCGGTTGTATCCCCACCCGTAGCCGTCCCAATGGTCGGCGCATTAGGGTTGTTCAGCGGATCATAAAAGGCTGAGATAAACCCAGCAGGAGGACGTAGTGGCATGATGCCCCCTTAGGCGTTGATCTCTTCCCAGCTACAAGTCACCACAAGGTCGTTTGCCACACTTGCCGTTGCCCCAATAGACTTGTCTTCCAGCAGGTAGAACGATGTGGTTTTATCAGTCACGATCAAAGATGCATCAGCGGGGACAGAAATGGTAGAAACAATTGCTGTTCCTGTACCACCAAGATCGTCTTGGCTAAAAATCTTGATCGTAATATCTGCCGCTGCAGTGCCATCTACGTTGGCCACAACAATCGAATTGATCTTATAGACCTTGCCGCTAGAGGCTGTGTTATTAACTATTGCAGTTGCAAACGGGTCGGCTGTGGATGAAATTAAATTTGTAGACGTATTGCCATAAATGGCGGTTACAGCGACTATGTTGGGATTTGCCATTTATAGCTCCTTAGAAACCGAAGATCATTGAAAATGCGATGGATTTACCAGCGGTAATGCCACTAGATGAGGTGGATGATGCCCAACCTGTTCCGGTAGAAGTTAGCACGTTGCCAGCAGTGCCGGGGCTAGACAGTCCCGTACCACCATTGACGGCGGGAAGAATACCAGACACGTCCGATGTCAACACCACCGGGTTACTGACAATCTTAACAAAGTCAGAACCGTTCCAAGCTACCAAGGCGCGAACACCAGAAGCAACCGTTACGCCAGTCGTTGGGCCAGAACCGCGAATAACGATAGAGCCAGTGCCAGCATTGATGACCAAATAGGCTTTGCTCTGGGCTGGGGCGGTAATGTTGCGAGTGGTAGCGCCGTTACTGGCTGTCCACAAGATGACTGCGTTACGTGCTTGGTTGGCCGCGCCGTTGGTCGTAGAGAGAGTTACATCCGCATCGGCTGCAAGTGTAGTTGTGCCAGCAATTGCCGAATCAATCAGGCCCGTGATGGAATCATTGACCGTTGTGCCCCACGTACCAGACAAGTCTCCCGTAGTCGGAAGTGCCAGGCCAAGTAGAGGGGAGAAATTGGTTACTGCCATTTTTGATCCTTATAGGCCATTCAGGATGCTGATTGCTTGTACATACGCTTTTGAGGCAGCGGTAGAAGTCTGG